CTAAAGAATTAGATAGCTTACTTTCTGGATTAAGGACTCATGATTTGGATCATCTGCTAGAGACTTTAGAGACATTTAATAAAGCATACTATGGGAAGAATAAAGAGATTATTGATTTCTTATTGGAAAATTATAAAACGAATTAGTAAAGGAGGAGTTTTGAATAAAACAGAAAACATGTATAAGGAAGCTTTTGAAGACGAAGGTAATGGTGAGAAAATAGAGGATATATTCAGCAAGTATACACCTAAGACATTAGAAGATGCTAAAGCTGTTATTTCAGATCTAAACACTAGAGTAGCGGGTTTGGAAGAGGTTATTAGGTTAAAGGATGATGAAATTACTAGAGCAAAAAGAGATAAGCACAAAGCTTGGTGGGAGTATCACGGTCTTCAGATGGAAACTCTTGATAGAAGATTAGCAGAGTAGATGAAGCAATCAGATCTTTTTGAAGTAGAAGAAGAAGGGGTTGTACTAGATCCTGTAAGAACTACTAGACAAGAAGAGATTGTAAGAAAGTGGAAAGCTAATAATGGTAGAGGTACCTTATTAGCAGTTACAGGTTTTGGCAAATCTAGAACAGCAATGATGGCTGCTAAGGAACTTCTTAGTAGTCCTAATGCTAAAGTAGAAAGAGATGTTACTGTTATAGTTCCTAGTGTGAACTTATATAATGAGTGGAAAGAACGTCTGGCTAGTTATGATTTTCCTAGTAGAGTCTATATCATAAATACGCTAGTAAATGAGTTTTCTAGAGAACGACCACTCAATACTTCATTACTTATACCAGATGAGTTTCATAGATATCACTCAGATGTACATGGTACTCTATTCGACATTGTTAATTACAATTTCGTGTTTGGTACTACAGCTACAGTAGACGATGAAGATCCTAAGTTTGTACGGATGAAACAAATAGCTCCTATTATAGACACAGTGACGTTAGAGGAAGCTAGAGAACATGATTGGGTTAGTGATTTTACAATATATAATCTTGGAATTGAATTAAGTTCAAAAGAAGATACATATTATAAGAGTCTTCAAAAGCAGTATAATAAATACTTTAAGACCTTTGACTTTGATTATGGCTTAGCTATGGAATGCCTATCTAATGATAAGCTTAGAAAGCGTCATGCAGAAGATCTAGGCTGGGAAGAAGGTGCTGTAATGACTCATGCAGTTCAGCTTACTAGAATAGTTCAGAAGAGAAAAAGCTTTCTCTATGAACTTCCATTAAAAGTAGAGCTTGCAGAGAAGATTATCAGGAAATTTTCTGATGATATATTTATTACATTCAGTGAATCCAACAAAATAGCGGATGAACTGACTAGACAAATGCCAGATATTTCCGTATCTTATCACAGTGATTTAAGTACACTTATAACAGATAAACGGACAAAAGAGGTAATAGCAGAGTCTGTTACAATAGATGGTAAAACTAGGTATAAGGACAATACTGGTAGAGCATATGATTGGAAAAGTATTAAAGAAGCATATCCTAAACTAAGCCTTAGAAGAAAAGGAATAAAGACCAGACGTAAAGAAGCTCTAAAACTGTTTAAGAACAAAGATAATTTAACTAGAGCTATAAATACAGCTAAAGCTTTAGATGAAGGGGCTAACATCCCACAGATTACAGCTTCTATAGTAACATCTGGTACGTCAAAGACTAGACAGAGTATCCAACGGTTAGGGAGATCTATCAGAAAAGTAAAGGGTAAAATAGCTTTTCAGGTTGAGATTTATGTCAAGAATACACAAGATGAACTGTGGCTGAGAAGCAGGCAGAAAGAATTAGTAAACATAAAATGGATAGATACAATAAATGAAATAAACACTTAAACGAGTAGTATGGTAATTGAAGTAGATTTTGATTTTTTAATAAAGCACAAGCTAACGATTGAGCAGTATATGCTCTGTTATGTATTACAGTTAGATAAAGATTCTGTTGTAGATGGTGAACGTGTAAAACGAAAAGACGGACACCCTGTAGCAATCATTTATCGCTATACAGAAAACGTTAAGCCTATGGAATCTGATGAAATGAATGATCTTATAGATCGTGGTTTTGTTAGGAAAACAGGTGATAGGCTTGTGCCAGATCAACTAGAAATAACAGATAAATTTAAACAGGAGGTATTTAATCACTGGTCTAATTTTGAGCAGTTATTTAATATATATCCAGACAGGATAAGTTTTGGTCCAGGTAAACATTCAGCTTCCCTTAAATCTCTAGATCGTCCTATGGAAGAAGTAGCAGAGTACTACACAAAGCTAGTTAGGACAAATAAAAAGCATAAAAAGATACTGAAAATAGTTCAGTGGGCTAAAGAAAAAGATATCATTAGGAAAGGTATACAGAAGTTTATTTATTCCAGAGATTGGGAATTATTAACAGAGAAGTACCAGTTAGATGAAACTGGTGAAAGTTTTGAAAGTTACGAGGTCTTAATATGAGTGATGATATCATTCTAAATACTGATTATGATGACTTCGTAGATGAAGTAGAGAAAGGTATTAAGGGTGGTAATACACTTATTCCTGTAGGATTACCTAAGTTAAACAGACATATAGGTATAGGTAAAGGTATTTATATCCTTATAGGCGGAGAATCAGGTACAGGTAAAACTGCACTTACAGATGAGATGTTTGTCTTAAACCCCTATGACTGGTATATAAGAAACAAGGATAAAACGGATAAGAAGTTAAGAATTATCTATAGGTCTATGGAAAGATCTAAAACCCACAAAATAGCAAAGTGGGTTTGCCTAAGACTTTGGTTAAAATACAATATATTAGTAGATGTACCTACAGTACTAGGATGGAGAGTAGATAAAAAACCCATTCCTGTAGAAGTGTATAAGAAGATCAAAGAAGCCAGAGACTATTTTGAAGAAATGTTTGATATTGTACAAGTTACAGATGGTGCAATCAATCCTACAGGAATGTATAAGCAGTGTAAGACTATCTCTTTATCTGAAGGTTTTCTAATTAAAAGTAATGATAAAAAGATTGTAAAAGTTGATAAATACAACCCTAAAGGGGAGGTAATAAAAGAGTTTAGTAATAAACACTACAAGATCAATAAAGCTGGTGTTAAAGTTTACTATGAAGAAGTTACAATCAAAGGTGAGGTAGAAAAGATTACTCATTATTACACAAAATATTATCCTGATCATCCTAATAGCATAAATGTCATACTAGGTGACCATAATGGTAAATGGAAGAATGAGAAGCATGATGGAATGATGCTTAATGATAAACAGACACTTGATAAAGCTTCTGAATACTATGGAGAATTAAGAGATATCTACAAATGGAGTCCTATAGCAGTTAATCAGTTTAATAGAAATATTGCAGATACTACTAGAAGAGTAAAGTTGGATCTCACTCCAGAGAAACAGGATTTTAAAGGATCAGGTAATATGTATGAGGATGCAGACTTTGTATGTGCAGTATTTAATCCCCATGAGTCAGGTATCAGAGAGTTTAAGAAGTATAAGATACCACAATTTAATAACCAAGAAGGGTTTAATAGATTTAGATCTCTTCATATACTGAAAAATTCCTTTGGTGTGGATAACATCATTACAGGGTTAAACTTTATAGGAGAGAATGGGCATTTTAATGAAGTAAAAAGACCTACTGAAATGACTACTCTGGATTATAGCCAAGCTGCTAGACCAGAATTAAACCCACCTAATCCAAATTTAAAAGTACAGCAGTTAATATGAGTAAACTAATAGGAATAGCAGGACCTTCAGGGCATGGTAAGAGTACAAGTTTGCGTAACTTAGATCATACCAAAACACTGATGATTAATGTTGCTAATAAAGATCTACCTTTTGAAGGGTCTAGAAAATTATACAACAAAGAGAATAAGAATTACTTAGAAGCTACTACAGCAGAAGATATTGTAGCTATTATGAAGAACGTTTCTTCAAAAATGCCCCATATTAAATATGTGGTTATTGATGATTTTCAGTATATTGTAGGGCTAGAGTTTGTAGAGAAAGCTCTTGAGAAAGGATTTGACAAGTTTAGTTCAATGGCACAGCATATAGTAGAGATTGTGTCTCCTAAATTACATCAAAGGTTACGAGATGATCTTTATGTAATTATTCTCACACACGATGAAGTGATAGAAAAGGAATATCAAAAAGCACGTAAAATGAAGACAGCTGGGAAGTTAGTAGATCAGCATATTACACTAGAAGGATTCTTCACTATTGTATTCTTTACAGATTTAAGGAAAGAAGAAGGTGAAGACGAGATAAGCTATCTATTTAGAACTAGAACAGATGGAATATGCAATTCTAAGTCACCTATGGGAATGTTTAAAAAGTCACTGATCCCTAATGACTTAGCGCCTATTCTAGTTAGAGTAGAAGAGTACTTTAGCACAACAGAGAAGAGCTAATTCTCTATAATAAACTAGCGTTAATCATGATTAACATTAATAATAAAACATATAGGATAATTATATGGACTTAAGCAAAGCAACAACAGTAAGAAAAAGTTCAATTCAAGAGCAGAATTTTGACTTGAGGTTTATGCATTCAAGCAATAGATTTCAGCTCTCTGACAACTTCTATGCCAACAAAGGCATGAATACTAATGGTTTTACTTATCATACTCTCGAAGTTGAGGGTGGTGAAGTAATTCCTCTACTTTCTATCCAGTCTAATGAAGATTCTGTCTTCTACAAAGGTAAAGAAGGAGATGCAGACAAAGATACAGGATTTGCATACAGTGTCCTCCTGAAAGGTCTCCGAGAAATGGGACTTATCTCTCAAGATGACGATGCTAGATTCGATAACTTTGAACTAGTAAATGTAGGTGAGAATGATGGTGCTACATACTATCAGATTAAGCCTTGGGAAGAAGATGAAGAAGACACTCCTGAAGAAGCACAAGCAGATCTTACAGGAGCAACTCAAGAAGAAGCAACTAATGAAGAAGTAGAAGAAGTAGAAGAAGTAAATGAAGAAGAAGTAATCGAGAACGATCCATTTGCTTAGTAACATTTTAGGGGAGTGAAATATCTCCCCTTCTTTTTAATTAAATAATCAATAACCTAAAGTATTACATATATATATGAGTGATTTTAAATTTGGTACCTCAAAAGAAACAATTCAAGATACCAGTGGAGCACCAAGAGTAACTAATCCTTTTCTTGGTAAAGTGAAGCTTGACAGTGTATCTAAACGTGAAATTATAGGTAGGGATGAAACTGTTTATCCTAATGTTCTTTCTTTTGTGTTTAAAACAATGCCTGGAGTAACAGACATTGCTGATAAAGAGATTGGTGGGTTCACTATAGAGAAGGCAGAGTGGGAACCTAGAGAAGAAGACGATCAGAAGAAAGTAAATAATAAGACAGGACGTGTTGGATATATTATGTCTAAATTCCTGTCAGAAGAAGCTGCTATTATTGATTCTACTCAAATTAAGTCTTGGGAACACTTTGTAGATACTGTTGTTTCAAGATTTGAACAGCAACCAGAAGCATTTGAGAAAGTGGTTAAAATGAAATCTCCTGCTAGTGAGTATCGGGGAGAAGTATCATTTGGTATCCCTAACTATAAAGGATTTATCCAAAGTAGTAAAGAAGATAATGCTCTGGCATTCTCAGCTAAAGAAGAGCAAGCTAACGCTAAGTGGTTGGCTACTAAGGGTATATCACCAGATGAAGCACCCGAAGAAACAGGAAGTTTCGCAGAAGATGATGACTTGTTCTAGATAAAAGAAAGAAAGATCTATCCGAGTAAATTAGAAGGGTAGAGTGGCACGGAGCTTCTCTACCCTTTTTTAATATAACATTATGCCCCAACTTACATTTGGTACAAGTAAAAAGACTATTGAAGATAAAGTATTATGGAGTAAAGAGAAGATTTTATCTCAGGTAGGGCAGGAAGAAATATTTGAACACTTTTTAAAAATTCCTGTTAATTATAGAGGTATGTTTAGAAGTCCTCTAAGAGAAGATGAAAACCCTACATGCTCTTTCAAGTGGATAAGTAACACCTTATGGTTCAGAGACTGGTCAGAAACACACGCTAAAGATTGTTTTGAAATAGTAAAAGAGACCCATCATTGTGACTTTTATACAGCATTAGAAATTATAGCTAAGGAATTCAATTTAACATTACAGACTCCCAGAGAGGGATTTTCTGCTAGTTCAAAGCTATCTACAGAAAATTATAAAAGACGTAAAAACAATGAAAAGAGTATAATAGAAGTTAAAAAACAAAGATTTACATCTACTGATGTAGAGTATCTTAAAAGCTATCATCTTACTCATAAGATAGTAAGAGCATACAATGTATTCAGTGTTAAAGCCTTTTGGTTAAATGGTAATAGATTCTATGTATATTCAAAGAATAAGCCTGCTTTAGGTTACTACTTTGGATTAGATGATAGTGGTAGGCAGAAGTGGAAGATATATTTTTATAAGACCAGAGATAGTTGGAGATTTATAGGAAATACTAATAGGATAAATGGATGGATTCAGATACCTGAGAAGGGAAAGAATTTAATTATAACAAAATCATTAAAAGATGTGATGTGTCTAGCTAAGTTTAAGATACCTGCTATAGCTATGCAGGGAGAGACACAAATACCTTATGATTATATCATAGATGAGTTAAAAAGTAGGTATGATAACATATACACTTTACTGGATTTTGATAGACCTGGTATAAGGTCTTCTAATATTATTAAGAAATTATATGATATCCCACCATTATTTCTTACAGATGGTAGTTTTGGATCTAAAGACTATAAACATAAGGATTTTTCAGACTATTTAAAAGCTGAAGGATCTGATATGGCTACTAAATTAATCCAACATGCTAAGTACAAGTTAAAATACAAGCCTAAATTATTTTTCTTATGAGTGTAAACAGTAAACAAAAAGGAAGTAGAATAGAACGACAAGCCTGCAAATTATTAAAGGGGTTTGATGGTAGAATTGAAGCTAGACGTTCTCAGCAGTTCAGTGGAGTACGTACAGATGATACTAGTGCAGATATTCTAACAAATATAGAGTGTATTCGATTTGAGATTAAAGGCGGATACAATGATGTTAGTATTTACAATTCTGTATGTAAAGAATGGATAGAAACAGCTAGAAAAGAGACACCTGCAGGGAAACATTGGTGTATATTACGTAAGAAGGACTACCAAAAATGGACAATAATCACTGAACTAGAAGGGATGGTAGTAGAGACAGACGAAGTAAAAGCAATGATCGAACATATAATGACAATGTATAATTTTACACTATGACATTAGTAATACCAAGAACAAAAGCAGTTAAATCTCACATGAGATTAGGACATACTCCTATTTCTTATAGCTCTCTAAAGAAGTTACGAGAAGGGGGAATTCATAATTATTATAGATATAAAGAAAGAGAGCTAGAACCTGATACATCTCCCAGCCTATCTTTAGGCACGTTAATAGATGAGTATTTTCTCAATAGAGAGGAATTTGATGATAAGTACATACTAGATGATACAGAAGGACCAAGTTCTCCTAATCAGCAGGAATTTTGCAGGCTAGTTAATGAGGGGGTAGATATAGATGAAGCGTATAAACGCTCCTATAAAAATCCTCCTAAAACATCATCTATTCTCTATAAAAAAGCAGTAGAACTATATGAGGATAATGAAGATTTCATAAAGCTGTTACCTAAATTAGCTTCTAAACAGGGATATTCTAACGATGATTCTTTTATATTAAGTCAGATCAAGATGAATTTCTTAGGTCATAAGGTGCTATCTCAGATTATGGGATATATTGATGATGCTCCAGAACATATAGAAGTTAAAACTCACTTTAAACTGAAAGGTTTATTTAGTGATTTACCTGTAAGGGGTGAGATAGATTTACTTATTATAGATCATGAACAACAACTGATCTCCCATTTTGATTTAAAGAGTACAAATTATCATCTGTGCAACTTCTTGTGGGAAGTGAATAAAAGGGACTATGCTATGCAGGTTGTTCTCTATGATCAGATATTATTAGATATAATCAGTAGAAGTGATAAGTACAAAAATTATGAAGTAACTCAACCCAGTATTATATCAGCTAGAACTACAGGTTCTTATGATGTAGCTATCTTTCAATTACCTGAAGAGTGGTATAATCAAGAGGTAAGGAAACTCAGAGATGACTTTGCTCTACTTACCTGGCACTATGAGAACAACAAGTTCAAATATCCTAAAGAATACTACGAAGGTAACGGTATTATAGAATTACCTTTTGTAGAGGACAGAGACTTATGGAAAGAAAGAATAGAGCAATCGCTAGCTTAGGAGAATCCTGGGGTCACTTTATACAGCATGAATTTAATAAGCCTTATATAGCTAAAATAGGACGAGAAGTAAATAGGTTAAGGAAACTAACAACTGTCTATCCTAGTAAAGAGGCTATATTTAGGGCTTTTAAGTTAACTCCTTTCAAAGATGTTAGAGTAGTCATAGTAGGTCAAGACCCTTATTATAATGGACAGGCAGATGGGTTAGCTTTTAGCACCCATCAGAAAGTTATGCCAGCTTCTTTGTCAAATATTTTAAAAGAGATAGAAGACGACTTAGGTATAGATGTCTATGACAATCCTGATTTAACCAGATGGGCAGTGCAAGATGTGTTTTTGATAAACACTACATTGACTGTTAACAAAGGTCAGCCAGGATCTCACTCTAGGTTAGGTTGGAATAGGTTTACAGGTAAAGTTCTTAAGGGACTGAGCCTGTCTCCTGTTCCGACTGTTTTTATGCTTTGGGGCTCTCATGCTAGAGGGTTAAAACACCTTATAGATCCCATAAATCACTTAATATTAGAATCATCGCACCCTTCTCCTAGATCAGCAGATAAAGGATTTTTAGGGTGTAGGCATTTTAGTAAGTGTAATACATTTTTAACAAACAATAACTTAAATCCAATAAACTGGAAATAATGGATAAAATATCAATCGCACTAGAAAATGGTAAAGAAGGCTCTTTAGAAGTAGTAGAAGAGTTGTTTCAAATAGACGAAGCTAATCATAATATGTTACGGGTATTTCAGTCTCCTAACTTCTTTGGTAAGCCTGTAACAATAGGTTATATGGTTCGTGAAGTTCAAGGAGAGGATGATCGTCCTACTGTTCAAATAACTGTAAAAGCTGCTGTTTGTGCAGACTCAGATACATTTGATGCACGACATGGATCTGAAGTAGTTATTGGTAGACTCATGCTTGCAGATGACACTGAATCTTTATGTACTATCAGTGTTAAAGGAAGATCTTATGTTATGAATCTATCTAGAGGACTACTAGCTCAAAAAGCTCATGCTTTAGCTGAGTACCTAGAATCTAGAAAAGAAATGCTTTCTGATTTACGTCAACATGAGCAGTCAATGAAAACGATACTTGGAAATGAATTTTCTGAGTTTAAATAAATCTAATAAGGGGGTTTAACAGCTCCCTTTCATTTAACGGAGGAATTAATGGCATTTGAAGAAAAGTTTAAAAAGGAAGCTAAAAAACGCTTAGAGAAACGTTTCAGAGATAGTACTATAGATGTAGGAAAAAATCGCACTGTTAATGTTAGAATGAATTTATCTAAACTTCTAAACAGATTGAATGTAGAAAGTGCATATTATATAACTCTCAATGGTTTTTTAAACTTAGCTAGGTTAATATATGTAGAAGAGAATCTTGAATCAGAATATGAAAAAGTAGAAGATGAGTTTTATAATGCTATGTCTAAACTAAGGAATAAGTTAGATGTATAAATATATATTAATAGTAGATGATCAAATAATAGCATCAAGTAACTTTAAATTAGAAATTAACAGAGAGTATGATATAGCATACGCTATGTATAAAGATAAACCTTTACCCTCACAAAAACCCTCAATTTGGAAATTAGAAAAAGAATAACATGGTAACACTTTATAAGAAAGACAGTAAAGAGTATATACGGTTCTGGCAAGTGACTACTGAAGGCTCAGAGATCGTACAAACATCTGGTAGGATAGATACAGATAGTCCTGTTGAGCATAGGAAAACAGCAAAAGCTAAAAATGTAGGTAGAGCTAATGAGACCACTCCTGAAGAACAGGCAGTCAAAGAAGCAGAAGCTATGCATGAGAAGAAGTTAAAAGAAGGATATTTTGGTTCCCAAGAAGATGCGGAAACGGTTACATTTGTTAAGCCTATGCTCGCTAAGACTTATAAGCCAGGAAAGACAAAAGTAAAATGGGAGTCAGCATTTGTTCAACCTAAACTAGATGGGATGAGATGCTTAGCTGAAATTAAAAATGGCAAGGTAACTCTCAACTCTAGGAAGAATAGATTAATAGACACCGTACAGCACATCAATGACGCTCTTTCATCTATACCAGATGATATTATACTTGATGGGGAACTGTATGCTCATGAGTATTCTTTTCAGGAGAATATGAGTATGATTAAGAAGTATAGGAAAGGTGAGACAGAGAAAATTTCTTACCATGTATATGATATGATTTATAGTGATCCTTTTCCTGATAGATTTAATATTGCTAGAAAATTGATTAAAGATCTTCCTGATTGTATAAAGATAGTTCCTACTGTACGATGCTTTGATCAGAACTTTTTAGAAGTTAATCACAGCCACATAGTGGGTAAAGGGTATGAAGGTACTATTATCAGACATACTACCAAAGGATATCAGATGAAGAGATCTTCATGTCTTCTTAAGTATAAAGATTTCATAGATGAATCTTATGAAATAGTAGATATTAAGCCTATGGATGCTTACCCAGAACAGGGTATAGTTATCTGTAAAACTGATCAAGATCAGGTATTTTCAGCTAGTTATAAAGGTAGTCATAAAGAACGTGAAGAGCTACTGACTAATAAGTCTGACTATGTAGGAAGAACAGCAGAGATTAGATTTTTTGAGTATACAGATGATGGAATACCAAGATTTCCTGTCTGTGTAGGCTTTAGGGAGGATAAATGAAGGAAGCATTAATACTAGAAAACGACTATGTAGTAGGCCCTCTAGTGAAATCTTTCCTAGAGGAGTTCGATATCTTTGACAAAAAGACAGAATTAACTGGTTTAATACACCGTGATCATAACTTTGATCTAGTAGCAAAGTACATTAATGTACATTCTTGCTTAGTATTTTATAGTATTTTTGTGTATAGAGATCAACTAGAATCTTTTACACGTAGTATAGCAAGATACAAGTATCCCTTAGAAATTTATATGGGTAGGGCTCTCAGCAATATCGAAGACTGGGTAGATAGTCCTTCTCATGAGTGGGAAGATAGAGGTGAGTTTTTTAAGAACTTACGTACTTGTTTTAACAAGCATAAGATTTACAGTTTTGATAGAGATTACCATAATAAGTTAAAGGTAAATAACCTTACAGAGTACTCTATGAAGTATGGTAAAGTTCACTTCAATTCAAATACAGTGCAAGTAAAACACTGGACAAAAGCAACTTAATTATAGTATTATGACTAATGTAGAATTTAATGAAAAGTATAAAGATCATTTAGAAGACGGGCACTATGGTTTAGATTTTGACATACTTTCAGTAACAGAATACTTAGACACCTTATTTGAAGAACTAACTCAAGATGAAGACTTTAAATATTATCAAATAAAACTGAATTTCAAAGCAACTAGGTTTTATAGTAGTCTTTCTAGGTATGAGAATAAATTAATAGAAAAGAAGATTAATAAATTAGTAAAGGAGCATTATGGTGATAGGTATTAGTGGTAAGATCGGCTCAGGTAAAGATACTGTAGCAAAAATTATACAATTACTTTCCGAAGAATCTAATTTAGATAAATGGAAATGGAATAATGAGGAAGATATTTTACACGATATAAATGTAGAACCTTCTGATTCTTGCAAGTGGGAAATCAGAAGATTTGCAGACAAACTTAAAGATACTGTTTGTGATTGGATAGGATGTACCAGAGCGCAACTTGAAGATAGAGAGTTTAAAGAAAAACCTTTAGGAGAAGAGTGGAATAAGTATGTAGTAATTCCTGCTAATTCTTCAGAACCATTATCACTTGACAGTAGGGAAAAGGCTGAAAGAATAGCTCTTACATATGGATTAAGGGTTAGTAAGAGTGGTAAAGTCTTAGAGCATTCTAGTGTAAGAGAGATAATTATGACTCCTCGTAAGATGATGCAACTACTTGGTACAGAAGCAGGTAGAAAGATAATTCATCCTAATATTTGGGTTAATACTTTGATGAATGAGTATATTCCTTATCTTGAAAAACTCCCAACTGACTCTAATGCTAATGTACAAAAGTATCATAGAGAACCTAAATGGCTAATACCAGATACCAGATTTCCCAATGAAGCCCAAGCTGTTAGAGATAGAGGCGGTATTCTCATCAGAGTTAATAGACCTCCTTCACTAGAAACAAACAGACTTCCTGATTCTCTACAAGACATGAGAGAAAAGCATCCTTCAGAAACAGCATTAGATGAGTGGACTGATTGGGATTATCTCATAGAAAACGATGGCACAATAGAACAATTATTAACTAAAGTAAAAGAAATATACAATGAGTTGGATAGATAAATTTATAGGACTGTGTGAACATATAGCATCATGGAGTAAAGATCCATCAACTCAAGTAGGAGCTGTTGTAGCTAATGGTAGGAATAAAATCCTGTCTATAGGCTATAATGGATTTCCTATAGGGGTAAGAGATGATATACCTCAACGTTTTGACAGACCTCAAAAGTATCAGTGGACAGAGCATGCAGAAAGAAATGCTATCTACTCAGCTGCAGAAGAAGGTATATCTTTAAAAGGATCAACACTTTACTGTAATTACTTTCCATGTAGCGATTGTATGAGAGCTGTTATACAGTCAGGCATTATTGAAATAGTTTACTTTGAAGAAAAGACTAATGGTGCATCTAGTGAGGTAGATATAGATCAGCAAATCTCAAGAAATATGGCTCAGGAGGCAGGTGTCAACATTTATAAATATGAAAAAACCCAAAAAAAAACTAAATCAATCTTAAATTAAATAGCTATGAATAAAATAGAGCCAGCATGGATATGTTTGGATTGTGCTAAAGAAAGAGGTGCAAGAGTTCCAGAAGGTCATATACCTACATTTCATGAAGATACTTGTGGTATATGTAAAGAAGAGAAGCAGGTAACAGCGCCTAGAGATTTTGGTATAACACGTAATCTTTTAAAAGTAGAAGAATGAGTCCTATAAGAATAGGATTAATAATGCTTAGCAAAACTATTGAACAGCTAGAGAAATCAAAGGATGCAAGAGTGGAGCAAATTGTAAATAATTTGAAACATGAAGAAGAACAGCTAGACATTTTAATCATGAATATAGAGGATAAAAATGAGTAAAACATTACAAGAACACAATTATCATGGTATTGATGCTACTATCATTGCTGACAGTAATAACGAACATGGACAACGAATAACATCTTTTGTCTGTACATTTCCACGTATAATATTAGCTGAGTTTAATACTCACAGGATGTTATCCAGAAATAGTGCTTCTAGTAGAGCTATTCCATTTAAGAAGATGTTAAAGCAAATAGAAGAGCATCCTTTTATTCCTATCAAGTGGATGAAAGATCATAAAGGAATGCAGGGTAATGAGTATTTTAGCAATGATTCAGTAGACCCAGCTTTAAAATATGAGGGTAGTCCTTTTGATATTTTTAATAGCGAAAGTAAAGCTCTTAGACAACAATGGCTATTAGCTAAAAATAAAGCTTTAACTATGGCTATTAGACTTTCAAATATGGGTCTCACCAAACAGTTTGTGAATAGACTTCTTGAGCCTTTCAAATGGCATACAGCTATAGTAACTGCTACAGAATGGGAAAACTTCTTTGCCCTTAGAGCACATGAAGCTGCTGAAATCCATATACAGGATCTAGCATTTAAGATGTTGGAAGAATATAACAACTCTGAACCTAGAGAATTAAAGGCAGGTGAGTGGCACATTCCATTTGGAGATAGTTTTGATGAAGATGAATTAGTGGCTCTTCAAAGACATCTTTCAGATTTACCAGAGGGTGGATATAAAGTAGGAGACATGTTTACAGGTAAAGGCGGCTTTCTTATGTTTGATAATGCTATGAAAAAAGAGATAGGAATAGATCCTTTTGTAGACCTTAAAGTAAAAATAGCTACAGCCAGATGTGCGAGAGTAAGCTATGAGAACTTTGAAGGTGGAGATGATTACGAGAAAGACATCAAACTTCATGATAGATTAGCATCTATGGGTCATTGGTCGCCAATGGAACATTGTGCCAGAGCTATGACTGATGAAGAATTCATGTTTAATGTTAGAGGTCTTATTGAAACTACTCACTCAGAACCAGAATATGAAGATATTCTAGATATACCCGAAGATATTATAGGCTGGTCAGGCAACTTTAGGGGTTTTATACAATATAGGAAAATGTTTAATGAAGAAAACAAAACAGACGACAGAGTTAAAGCCAATTCATAAATTCAATAACGGTAGAGGGGCAACTCTCTGCCATAATTGTAGTGTAATTATAACAACAGGGCTAACTAAGCAGTTATATTGCAATAAGTGTAGAGGTAAAGATGAAAGTGATAAAAAACGTAAATGATGTATATGAGAAAGCATGCCCACCTTGGATATCAAAACTAAAGTACAATCAGATATTTGTATTTGGCTCTAATGAAGCAGGCATTCATGGAGCAGGAGCAGCACTTATGGCTGCTGAATGGGGGGCAAGAGATGGGCAGGGATTTGGACCTTCTGGTAGAACATTTGCAATACCTACAAAAGATTGGAGGATTAATACTCTGACAAGAATCTCTGTGAGTGCCTATGTAAACAGGTTCGTAGAGTTTGCTATGGTCAAGTCTTTAGATGAGTTTTTAGTGACTGAGATAGGCTGTGGGCTAGCTGGATTCACTCCTGAAGAGATGGCTCCCCTATTTATAAATGCTTTTGATTTAGATAACGTAAGATTGCCTGTGTCATTCATAGAAATTTTAATGAAAGAAAAATAGTATGAAGTTAAATGTACTGCAAAAAGATAGAAAAATTGATAGTTCTTCTGATGAGTCTATCCAATATGGTATAGATACTAGTCAGATAGGACTATTGTACGAGATATTAAGTCAATATTCTAATCCTGTAGGGTCTATAGTAAGAGAGCTTACTACAAATGCTTTTGATGCTCATATAGAGTCTAAATCAGATAAACGAGTTACAGTAGAAGTATCAGAAAAGAATGAGTTAACAAATGCAGATTATACTTTTACAGTGAAAGATTCAGGTATAGGATTAAGTCCCGATAGAGTTAGGAATGTATATTCAAGATTCTTAGCATCTACTAAACGGGATAGCAATGAACAGCATGGTGCTTTTGGATTAGGAAGTAAATCTCCTTTTAGTTACACAGATCTATTTTATGCAGAGACTGTACATGCAGGTATAGAATATTTTTATGCTATGCATAAGGGTAAGAACTCTCCTAGTATAGATTTGTTATCTAAAAACCCTACTGATAAACCTAATGGTACTTCTATAAGTATCAACATTAAACCAGGAGATACAGGCAAATTTAGAAGAGAGATAAAAAGACAGCTTGCTTATTTTGATAACATTAACCATATAAACACAGGAGTAGATAACAATTATAGGATATTTCAAGGTAATAATTTTGTCTTCAGAGAGCATGCTGCTGACTTAGGTTTAGATAGACCTCATATTTGCTTAGGAAAGGTGTATTACCCTATAGATACAAATATTATATCATTACCTTCTCTGGCGCAGACTGATTATTATAGTTATGGCAAAAAACCGTGTAAAACCCCTATAGGATTGAAGTTTGAGATAGGAGAAATTCCTGTTATCCGGTCAAGGGAAAACCTTGAGTATACAGATGAAGCTATTGATAAGATTAAAGAAAAGTTTGAAGCAGCTAAAGAAGAGCTTCAGGGAATATATGATAAGAGTAAAAAGAAAGTACATACAGTTCCTGAATTATTGTTAGCTAAAAAAGTAGAGAAAGAGAAATCTTTATCACTACCAGGCGATGTTTTAATACCTCATGCAACTAATATGGTTAAAATGAATGTAGGATTAGAGGGTTTTGAAGACATGCCTAATTACCCTAAACTTTCAGAAGTGGTAAAATTAGTATATAAAACCCATAAAAGGATAGGACAGGGGAGAGCTAGTCGATCTTTCTACGGTTCAGCTTTAAGTTTCCGTTTAAGCCCTGATAGAATTCAAAAATTCTCAACTGGTAGTACTTTATACAGAAGTACAAAGTCCTATAGTACTCTTAAAAACAAGTACTTGTATGATGAAGTAGGTGAAAGTGTATTTTACATAGTTAGAAAGAGATCAGATTCAGATAAAGCTACTGAAGCTAATATTTTAAGGGCCTTTGGATATGATAATTCAGCATTTGATCAGATACCAAAAGAAGATGTTGCTAATATTAAAAAATATACATCAGAGTGCTTAAAAATCTTCCATAAAATAACCCAGAACTATGATAATGTAGTAGTACCTAAATGGTTTAAGGATGCTAATAAAGGAACAGCTAAGAAAGGTATGTATGATCCATCTACTTCAGAGTTTAAGCCTGAATTAAAGATTCATTTGAAGAGAGCATGTAGTAACTCTGTAAATAGTACTTACGGTTTAGTGACTGGGTTTTCTGCTTGGGAACCTAAATTAAAGGAGCTAGTAGAAAATCCCCGTGTACTTACCATTTATGGATTTCAAGATGATTCAGATTTGTTAGAAGATCTAGATACATTGTTACATAGGAGGTTACACAGATTTTGGTCTTATAATAGGTCTAAACCTAACAGACTATTAATACTTAAAATTGCTAAGAGTAAAGAGGAGATTATATTGGCTACAAAGAAGAATGCCATTCATGTTAATGAGTTTGTTTCAAGAAGATCTCAATTACTAGTAAAAACTCTTACTTATTTTTATATTTATGACAAGTTAGACTATAAAGCAAAAAAACCAATCAGGTTAATAAAACGTGAAGTAGCTTCTAAAGTATTAAAGCACTTAGGGTTAGATGACTTTAACCAGTCTTTAAATAGGACACTTAAAAATATTAATAAGATAGAATTTTCAGAGTTTCCTGTAAGAAATGGAAAGTCAGGAGTTGAGTATAATATTCCAAATTCCTTTCAGCAACTGTTAGAAGATCCTGCTTACTTAAACCCTCACATTCTAGAAGAGTATAAAAGGACACAAGACTTTATAAATAAGTATCCTTTACTATATAAGATAATGATAACAGAGGACATAGAAGAAGATATACTAGAAGAGCTTCCCTTCTATTTAAAAGGTAAGTCACCAATTAATCCTTCATTAGAAAGAAGGCTTAAAGAGTATAAAGAACAAAAACAACAATTAAATACGGACAATGATGAGTAATATTCAATTTATTCGCTTTGAAAAGAATCAAATTCTAGTCAGGTTTGAGGGTATAACCAGAAATATAACAGACGAAGAAGAAAAAGTAGATGAGATTATAGGTGCTTGTAAGATGGTAAAAGAAGATCCTACTGAAGATAATAAAGGTTATCTGAAAGGTCTTCTTAATCCTATGACTAAGGCTGACTTTAATGATAATTTGGAAATAGATCAGAAGGGTAATCTTTATCTTAAAGATACAAAAGAGCCTATGCCTGAAAGTCTGTCTTCTCTATTGAAGATGTATGTAGATAATGGTGATGATATCACATCTTTCATCAATTTCTGGAAACTTTGCTTAGCTAATCCCAATAAGGTAGCAAGAGACGGTTTCTATACTTATGTAAAAGATTATGGTATTGTTATTACAGACTATGGATATGTTATCTTGTATAAAGCTGTTAACAAGACCCAAAAAAAGGAGGAGACTGTTATAGATAAGAGTTTCTCTCAGTATGTAAGTTCTCAATACCTCAATATTAAAGGTATGAAGAAGTCTCCTAAGAACTATCACGTCTTTTGTGTAAACGTATATGACGAAGATGTAGATTCTTATGAAGAAGTCTATAAGATAAGTACCCATAAAGGTATTAAGCCTAATATTGGAGAAAAGGACGAGATATTAAAAGATCTAGGTGTTCTTCACGATCTTTATAAAGAAGTTATAGAGGTAGGTAAAGAAATGATAGAATCTGATGAGCGGGTAGCTGTTTACAAGCCCTGGCATTCAGGTAGTCATGGTATGGAAATTAAACTGGGAGTTCCAGTAACTATGCCTAGAGATAAGTGTGATCCAGATATAAATGTTAGCTGCTCATACGGTCTTCATGTAGGCTCACATAAGTATGTACATTCTTTTGGCAGTGGTATGGATTCCATACTAGCTGTTTTAGTTAACCCTAAAGATGTAGTAGCTCTTCCAGAGTACGACCACTCTAAGATTAGAGTATGTAGATACTTTCCTTATGCTGAAATTGAACGTAGATGTGATGGAAGCTGGGAAGAACTTACACATGGTTACTTTGAAGAAGATTTCATTGACTATGATGTAGAAGAAATCAAAGAACGTCTTAAGCATCTGTATGAGCAAAAAGCAGCAGGTGAAGAGATTGATACAGAAGAAGAAACTAGTCTTAACAGACGGCTTATTATCTTAGAAAATGAAACTGATTGGAACTCAGTAGATAACAGTTAATTATAATTGGGGGCATATATATAGCCCCCTTTTTTTAAATTTTATTATGAATATACAAACATTACAGAAAAAGATACATCACATAAATAAACAGAAAGGATTTTGGAATAATGAGCGTAATATAGGAGAACTACTTATGTTAGTAACTTCAGAGTTAGGAGAAGCTATAGAAGCTCACAGAAAAGGAAGAAGAGCGGATATAAAGGAATACATCTCAAACGTAGTAGATAATGGTAAAAGTTTTGATAAAGAATTCTTTCAAGAAGACATTAAAGATACCTTTGAGGATGAAATAGCGGATGCTGTCATTAGATTATTAGATATGGCAGAAGGTCTTGGTATAGATTTACAGTTTCATATAGATCAGAAAATCAAATATAATAAAACCAGAGAACAGCTTCATGGTAAAAAATATTAGTATTTATGGAAAAAACAATTAGCGATATTTTTATACTAATTTCTTTGATAATTTTATCAGGTTTTGTTAGCTTTTTAGGATATGGACTTGTCAAATATGAAAAACTACATATAAAGATTAAGCATTTCTTTATAAAAGTATACTATCATGTAGTATACGGAGCCTTTCCTTTACATATAGTTGATTCTTTTATGTTTAAGAGAGGAGATGTAGTAAAAATTATGAATGTACAATCTCATGGAATAAGTAGAATGTACAGGATTCTATACATAACCGATAATTATTTAGTAATAAAACCTATAGAATATGAACTTTAAAGACTTTTTAAGAGACTGCTGTGAGTATATAGCAAACACTCAACCTAAACGAGAATATAACTACATAGAAGTAGCTAGTGGAAAGACACTAAACTTTAATAATTTGGAAAATTCTGAGATAACTATAGAGGATATTGCTCATGGTCTGTCTATGATCTGTAGGTTCTCTGGTCACATTGACAGGTATTACTCTGTGGCGCAGCATTCATTGCTCGTAGAACATATCGTAGCTCAGGCAGGCGGAACTACTGTTGAAAGATTACAAGCTCTCCTGCACGATTCTACAGAAGCTTTTATGGGAGATTTGTCTACTCCTCTTAAAGATCTATTACCATTATACCAGAAGATGGAGTCTCTGCTAAATGAGCAAATATCATCTAGTATAGACATAAACACTAAAGAGTTGCCTGACATTGTGTATTCTGCTGATCATATGGCTCTATGTATAGAAGCTAGACAGTTATTATCAGACGGGTCTTGGGCAGAAGAAGTAGAGTTTAAGCAAAGTGTAATAGGTGTTACAGATGAGAGTGGTTATATACAGAGTTTACATCCTGAATTAGGTAAAGGATTATTCTTAAATAAATATGAACGATTAATGGAGAAATTCAATGA